TCAACACCTTCAGAATCAGGGTCACGTTCACCAGCAGATACAACCTCTAAACCGTCTACAAAATCATAAAACCCGTGCTTACCCTCAACGCCGTTATATTTCTTAATTAAATCACTAAAAGCAGGCACCCTGTCACTTCCTGCGACGAGAGTAAATTGCGTATAACCATCATCATAAGCTTGTGTTAATATATCAAATATTGTCTTTATCTTATCATCATACACAATATTGTTTTCATATTTAGAAAACATTTCTTTCATAAATTTAACCTTTTCACTATAACCTAGTGGGTTCTTTAATTTATCTTGTGATTGTGAAGCATATATCTTAAAGTCACCACCATTGGAAGCCGCCTCAACAGCATTTATTAATTTTTCATGACCAATAGTAGGAGGATTAAACCGACCAAACGCTGTAGTTAACGATTTTGTTTCTTTTTGCTCGAAAAACTGCTTAAATGTCTTCATGACCCGGGTTTATCTTTTTGAAAGTTAGCTGAACTAAAATCTAATCTATTAACAAGCTTAACAGCATTACCATCTCTATCAACTGCTACATATCCCTCTGGCGAGGTGACTCTCAACACGCCTTCACCCTCATCAATAAAGTGCTTAGTGTTATATACAGCATTATTATACTTGTTGATAAAGATTTGCTTAGCTTGTGATAGTAAACTACTAACTTTAAACAAATTAATTATATCATCCTTTTGATCTTCGAACTGGGCTGTCTTTTGTTTGAGCGTTTCTTCTAATCTCTGCTTTCCAGCAACTGATTTTCTCTTATCAATCTCTTTATTAATACGAGTCTTATACCACTCAATAAAGTTCCTATAAGACTCCTCTGGATCATTTAAGAACTTACCTTCTCGAATCTCCGTATTAATATAAGGGTTGAGAAGATCAGAAGGTAAGTCCTTGTAATCTATTTTAATTGAGTCAGCAGTCTTAATTAAGTCCTTAACCTGCTTAACTTCATCTTTTGTTAAATTTACAACGCCGGTATCGTCTTTAAAGAAAGCATCATCAAACCAAACACCAGGTACCTTCTTCAACCGGTTAACCTTAGCACCAAATGATGCGGGGCTGTCTAATCCATCGTATTCTGTGTGGAATATAATACCGAACACAGAGTTAGCTATTTGTCTTCCGAGATCTGAGTCAGCTTCTACTGCATACTTAATTGTATTTGGTTGAAAGGTGTAATGTACCTCACCGTCAATGTTTTCCTTCTTAACTGATGAAGAGTCAAACATAAAATCACCTTGCATTATGTTTTTAATACCTAATTTAGGTAAATGCTTAAGAGCTTTTTTAAGCTTATCTGCTAAACCAGGAGCATGTCCATGATTTACTTCAATATCTTGCTCATTATAGTTAATTTTAGGGTCTCTATTAAAGATAGACTTTGTACCAACAAAGAATTTACCGGTCTCAGGATGCTTTCCAGCGAAGATAGCAGGCGCTCCATCCCATTTTACCGTAGTACCTATCTTTCTCTTGCTCTTTCCTTGTAAATGACCGAGTAAATTGGTTAAGAAGCCCTTAGCCTGGTCATAACCACCCCTGCCTCTAGTAAGAATTAATTCTTCAAGGTGTGTAAGGTGTGTATTAGCCTTACCTTCTTCGAGGAGCTCTACGTAATTTTCGAAATATAGTTTAAAATTCTTCATTATATTGTTCCGAGTGAAGGGTCCAAGTTTCCAATACCAATAACACCAAGCTTAAGCTTATTTTCATCTATAAAATCGGAAATTTCCGATGTTTGGAAAATAAAATATCTACCAAAAAATTTAGTCTTACTAGAATTAATCATTATAAACCAATCAACACCTTCGCCTGATGCATAATTGCTAGTATAAGCCTTTTCAACTGCTTTTCTCACTTGTTGTGGATCTGTTAAATTGATATCTCTTGGTATTTCAATAGAATTATTTGGGTATGCAGCACTTATAAAGGTTAACAAAGCATTGAATAAATAACCTCGATCCATTTCTGATTCATTTGCTAAATTAGCAACCAAAGTATCAATTCTTTTATCAGTTTTATCATACTGTGTAGCTAACTCACCAAGTGTGGTTCTTTCAAAATTAGGAAATTCTCTATCCCTTTTACCAAGTCTAGCGTCTGTTGCCTTAACCTCTAAATATTGACCATTCCAATCCAAATCACCCTTACCTTCAGCCATCTTAACATCACTAAAAATAGCCGCCATGGCGATTTCACCCTTACCGACACCTCTACCACTCTCAGATCCTTTTATATTTACTAAATCTGTCGCTGTTTCTTTCTTAAGACCTGCTATTTCTGATATAACATCAACAAGGTTTCCGCTTCGCTTTACTACGCTAGAAAAAGGCTTTGGCTCCTGGATGTAATTATCGTATGCCTCTAAATCAGTATGATTACTTAAAATTTTAATAATTATTTCTTGAACATTACCCTCAACTATTGTTCCTTCATTTAAATTCTTACTCTTTAAATATTTTAAAAGGCTTTTTTCATATGGTCTTTTAGTTAAATACTGCTTAATATATGCTAACTCCACTTCATCCTCTAGAAGGCCCTTATCATTTAGATCAGTTAATAGAGCCATAACTTCATCAAAAGTTGCTTCACCCAACACACGAAGATGCTTACGCGGTGGAACTGAAACCTTACCACTTACCTGATTCTTGTAGATATTTTCTAATGACCACTGCATGTTATTGAGCGTCTAGGGCTTCGAGCTCCTGTTCAACAGGCTCATCTGAAAAGTCAATTAATCGTTCAATCGTCTCGATAACCTTTCTCGGCTCAGTTCTTCCAAATGCTTTGTTTGCCTCTGAAGCAATGTTAATATCATCCATACTCGGAGCGTATATAAAGGCATTTGTTAACAAAGCTGCAACATACACTTCACCCTCTGGTGTTATACCTTCTGGCGATGGTGGAATATCAGCTACATCAGTAGCATCAGCCTCGACATCAACATTTACATCAACTTCTTCTACCTCATCTTGCTCGAGATAAATCTTTTTATATTGTTCTATTAATTTTAAAGTTTTCATTATTTTGAAGCATCTAAAAATTTCTTTGACATGTTTCTAGCACCCTTAGCAAAATTGCGTTTTGCCATTTGTAAACTTCTAGCAGCTGGGCTCATCACCTGCCCTAATATACCTTGATCAGGTAAATTCATAATTGCAGTTATATTTTCAATTTTATCTTTTAGTTCATCGTCTTCAACCGGGAGTTCTGACACAACCTCTAAATCACCATTCACAACCTCTGCAAACTTTAAAAAATTATCATACGACGCACCAACATCATCCTGTATTGTTAGTTTAGCCAATACATTACCTTTCATGTCCTTATATTCTACAGTGTACGGTCCTTTACCGTCCTCTTCTCCAGGTGTGTTTTCTTGTACAAGTTTAAGAAACTTACTCATGTATATATTTATGGAAGTAGCGA